TTCTGCTTTTCCGTCATCTTGTACCACTGGCCCCACAGACAACCCATGTTTTTCCTCCGCCTCTCGAATTATCTTTTGCATATTGAATGCGATCTCATGGACGTAATTCATCCAAAACTCTCTTTTGAAAGGATCAATCGAATGGTTTTCAATGTCGAGAAACGCTTCTTTGCACAGGTGAACGAGATTCCCGAATTTCTCTAATTTACCATCAGCTCTTGCGTTCCATTGCGCGGCATTCTCAAATCTTTCCTGCCAAAGCCCCGCTTCGAGTTTCCAGTTCTTACTCATGATCACGTGTGCCTTCAATTAAATATGCAATCTGTCTTTCCGGGCCTTCTGTGAAAGCAGTATTCGCCGGTTTTCTTTTTGGATCTTTTACCCATTCGATAATTCGATCTGCATCGGCATGTTTGTTTACACATTTCATTTCAGCTTCCAACCGTTCATTTCTTCCCCTTGTCATCCAATACGATAAGACACATCGCTGTCACTCCAATGCCACCAAAAATAAGGCTCACGAAAAACCAATACCACGGCCCAAAGATACCTGTAAGAATAAGACCCCATAACCACAAACTCGCCACCCACGGAAACGTAAAAACCACAAGCCCCGTCGCAAACTCCTTCACATCCTCCAAGAATGTCGGTTGTTTCATGCTGAGTTTCCTCCCGTCCCATTTGATTCTGTATCTTTGATTGTCTACTTTGACTTCCGTTTCTGCCGGACTACCGTCAATTGTGAAATACAAAGGATGAAGAGCTAACGTCTGCTCTTTAACGAGGGGTAATGTCGTAGAACTGATAGCCGGTAAGACACTTAAAATAAAAAACAGTTCTTTAGTCATTTTTATTATTTAGTTTTCTCTTGTATTTTTGAATCATTTTTTCATAGTCCAATCTAGAAAATTTGAATCCTTCCCTTCGAAGTGATTGTAATTCTTCCAAAATGTTATCTCCATATTTTTTTCGAAGTTCTACTGCGAAAACCGTTGTATTCCCTCGCTTATACAAATTGCATCCACCACATTGAATCTGAACATTTCTTTCGTCAAAAACCAAAGACAACGCAATTGACTGAGGTATATAATGACCCGCCTGAAACTCTTTCCAGTGTCCTCTTTTTATGCAAGTGAAACACTTAACGATTTCTCCTTCTCGTCTCCGAATATATTCTGAAAAAAGTTTCCACAATTTCCTTTTAAGTCTGGGAAGAGAAGGAAGTTTTTTACTTTTCAACGGGCTTCATCCATCTTCCAAATTTTTATATCTATAGCTTGTCCGCTCGCCTTAATCTCTTCCGCTCCCCTCTTGGCTTCTTCTAATGTCTTGTATTGGTGTGCGCCTTCACGGGCCACAACCTCACAAGCGTTCCTTTGAATGTCTACAGACTTGGACGGATCGAAATTCTTAAACTGCGTCCCTATTACCTTCCAACTAACAAGATACACAACCAATAAGGCTAACTTTTTCATGTTTTCTCCTTAACTCACATATTTAGGAAGTAACTCAATGATTTCATTATCTTTCATTTTTTCTATATCATCCAATTCACCGTATCCCAACATCCATGCTCGGCCATGAATCGCTTTTTTCACCGTCGGAGGAATCGGTTGGGCATACCAAACACCAGGCAACGAAGCGTGTTCAAAGTAAAGATATTTGCGATTTATCGTCCCCACCTTCATTCTCATAAGTTTATACTCGTTCCCGCCTTTTGTGTGGTGGTCAATGAAAACATCCAAAGTCTCAGCGTTGCAAGCTTTTAACATCCTTTCCGCGCCAACTTTACGGATAATCTCTCTTTGAACATCAACATTCTTTTCGATTAATGCTAACTTTGGATCTATTTTCCCAGCGTCCGTATTAACTAACCAAGCAGGAACCATAATATTGTTCAAATAATATAAATCTTCCAAATCACATTCTAAGGCAGGTGAATTTTCGCTATGAAGTTGTCTTTTATCATTCCTCTTTAAAGTGGGCTTTGCTATCCAATAAAGTGTTTCTTGTGTCCAATACAACATATAAGCACCATTAATAAATGCTTTAAATAATGGCTCAGACCAAGAAATAACTTTCTCTTTATTTAACTCTTTAGCTCCTAAATATATCGCGCTTAACCAAGACATATCCCAACTACAATAAAACCAATTTCCCCTATATATACACCAACAAACGAATCTTTTTATTTTTTCTCTACATAATTCTAATTCTTTCCGTGCATCCTGTACGGCCCGTGCGGCCCGTGCGGCCCATGCGTCCCATCCGGCCCATGCGGCCCGTGCGGCCTGTGCGTCCCGTGCGGCCCGTGCGGCCCGTGCATCCTGTGCGTCCCATGCGTCCCGTGCATCCTGTGCGGCCTGTGCATCCTGTGCGTCCCGTGCATCCTGTGTGGCCTTCTTAATCTTATCCAGTATCTCAAAAACATTCTTCTTGATATCAGGATAATCATCAATATCCCATCCTTTACGAATCCTTTTAATATGTCGTTTAATTCCTAAAGAATTAAGATATTGACCAAGGTATTCTTCAACTTTATCCTCGTTCAATATAGAAGGATAATCACATGCTTTTTTATATCTTTCAAGATCGTTCATTAGTCAATCACTCTCCTTTTTTCTCTTGCCTGAGTTATTGCATCTGCCCATCGACAGTTTAATGGTTCATAATTTCCGTTTACATCAATTCGATCTAGAGTCATTTTCAGTGGCCTTTCTTCCATATCATTAAGAAAATTCTCGAATCTCCGCCATTTATCACAAACTTTTATTCCACGACCACCATACCGATACCACCTGTTATTATTTTTATAGGTACATCTTGATATCATGCAAACCCAATCAAATATGAATTTCTCCTAGTCAATGACACGGCGAGACTCCATTTCGTCATAATCAAAAACCCTTTCAATCCTTTTCTTATATATTCCGGGATGCAACGTTTGGATACCATGCTCTTCATGGTTGATGCGCGCCTTTTCCGATACTCTTAGATAAATATCGCTGCCATTCTCAAACACTTCTATCCCCTCCACGTCCTCTAGAATATGGGTATGGACTCCTTCTCCGCGCTCCAAAACATACCCCGACTTGAGATTTTCAACTTTCTTTGCTTCATTAGGAATACTGTCAATTTGAACGAGAATTAAGTCTCCGTGTTGGTTTGCTATTTTTTGCATTGTTTTAGACCTTCCTTTTTCTTTTTATTTCTGTTTTGAAAAACTACGACAATAAAATCATCTGTCGTCACCAAAAATCAAACATGGTCAAACTTCTTTTTCTGAAGCAACTTACCAGAAAGACAAAGACTTTGCTGGCCACTTGTAGTCACATTTACAGCAGTGCCATTCTTGTGCTGTTTCCATAAAAGGTTCGCCTATCTTTCCAATACCGAAAAGAGTTAATCTTCCTGAATCACACTTTGGACATTTCATTTTTCTTCCTTATGTTAGACAGAAGAAAGCAAGTTTCGTTTCATAATTAAAAAGCTGTTCTTAAATCAGCCATCTTTTTAGCGCTCATCAGCTTCTCGTAAAGTCGGTGATACTCACACTCGGCCATCGCCTCTTTGAGTTTAGCGTCGTATCGATCATCATTCGATTCAATCATCGCCTCAATCTCGCCCACCGTTCTTTTATCAACTTCGTTCTTAAATTGAAGGTAAAGGAGCGCTTCTTTCTTTTCTCGGTTCAAAGCGGATTTACGCCATTCTAAAAGAGCCTCTGCCACTTTCTCCGGCAAGTCCTCTAAATCATTATTTAATTGGTCGCTGGGAATCAAAATGGGAGTCCTTCTGTAATTGTGTATTTGGTTTCTTTCTCCAACCCTTCACGCTGAATCATAATCGGGTCTCCTTTCTTCATGCCCCCATCCAAAAGAGCGTCGAATTGAAGCGCAACTTTGCTGCTGCATGTATCAAAGAATATCCGGTTTCCGTCCTCTCGTTCTAATTGAAACCTCCAACCCTTCCCGTATTTCGTCATGATCTTTTCAAAGCTAATATAAAGACCTTTGAACGTATCTTTATCGCCTAGTTTTAGAAACTTACTGTCTCTTTGTATTTCGTCTTTGATTGAACCCATGAGACCTCCTTAAATTATTAAACTTTCAAATTTTCTATTTCAAATCCATTCTCTCGCATTTCTTCAATAGCTTCTTTGTTATTATCTGTTAAAGTTTTTCCTTCTTGAAACCGAACCAAAACACGATTCCAACGCTCCACAATGGGTTTATACTTTTCGTCAAACTCCATTTGGTTTTGGAATCCGTAAAGCATAGTAAGATATGGAGAATAAGCTACCTTCCAATTCACTGAAAATTTCATAAAGCCAGAATCATAACTAATAGATTTTTCTAAAGGGGGATGAACATCATTTTGAATGTAATTTGAAATTGCAATAATATCTTCCTTATAATCATTTTCTACTACCGATGGATTAAAAACACCTATTTCAAGTATTCTTGCATCATCTTTGGAGATATATACAATATGGCCCTCTGGCATATCCTTAGCCTTTAAATAATGAAAGTTCTGACATTTATGTTGTGGGCTAGCATTTTCACTTTTTTCATAGTTATCAAACATAAATGAAGAACAACTCTTGATCTCAAGAATTATATTTTTAAGACCGTTCGGAAACTGTTTTTTCAATTTATCGACAATATTAAGTGCGGCCAAAGAAACAAAAGGCGGTAGCCAATCAACTTCTTTTAAAGCATAAGATGCTTTGTCGTAATCTGGATTTCCACCAGCGATAAAATCTAGTTTTCCACTCACGGGTAAAAGACCTGGATATTCATATTTAAGCCATTCTTGGCTTTCAATTAATATACCAGCACGTTTCAAAACGTATCCAACAATATGCTCCCAAATATTTCCTGCTTCAAACTTTCTTCGACTCCTGGCATTAGGTGGATTGGTAGGTTTAACCCCTTTCATCTTTAAATATCTGTCCACTAAGGAACCACCAATTTCAGATGCCCAAATACGTTGGCGAGGCTCTAAAGTCTTTTCTTTATCTATTTCTAGAGATTCATTCCAAATTTGCGCAAAACCCCAGCTTTGTTCAGCGATCATGAGTTAGTTTCTCTATAAAACTACCAAAGGTCTTTTCAATGACGGCCATTTCTTTGTTGTTTTCTTCTCTTAGTTTTCTCAATTCTCCTAGCACTTCTTCACAATTATCTTTGGCGTTTTCTATCGCTATCATCAAGTCTTTAAGAGATTCGGCTAAGTTTTTTTCCATTTTGTTTCTCCTTTTTTTTCTTTTCGTAGAAATTCCATTGGTTCGCGTCATACCGGCAATCTTTAGAACAATACTTAGCTCGCTCGTTTTCCGTCTTAAATTCAACTGCACAAAATCCGCATTTCTTTTTCATGGCCAGGAGTATATATTAGTTACTAATAGCTTGTCAACAAAAAAATTATTCCTCAAAGACATGACTGAATTCCCAATCCAAATCAAGCGGTAAAATACACTCTGTCCTTTTAATAGAAGGATCTTTGGAATCCACTATCTTGCCAAACAAAAAATCGTCCCCAATAGCCAACACTTCCAAATGACATTCCGTCCAATGAGAAAGTCGAGCTCTTAGATTCATTCCAATACCCATGAATGATCTTGATCGGGAATAAAAATTGCGCACTCCGAACATTTCTCGATCTGATCCCGTGATATGGTTCGGGTGGAATGATGAACAATCCACCCGGCTGGTACTTTCAGACGTTCCCAGTCTTCTTTTTCGTTTATTAATTCCCACGTTCGAGGGTACTTTTTACCATTCACGCTTGCGGGGAAGAACTCCGATCAATACCTTCTTTGGCGGCAATACCCGCTAAGATACCTAACCCTTGATAAACCGCATCAGGTATCGTTATGGGTGTCCCGTAAGTCTGCGCTGCGGCTTCCAGCCCTTTTAAAACAGCAATTGCTACAAGAGCCGCTTTCGTGTAGCTCACACCCGCTGCTTGAAGCTCTCCATTTGCTTGCCTTACTTTCCTCATAATAAGCCAATTTATTAGTCCTTTCATTGGAACCTCCAAATTTAAATTTAAGCCTAACCTTAATGCCTTTACTGAATAGGTGTTGGATTGAAAGCAAGCCCAATTTGATATCCACCAAACCAATCCTTTTCACGAAAATCATAGTTCACAAATGGACCATGTTCTAAACTTCTCAAGAATTCCCATTGATCCGGCAGATGAAGTTTCGCATTAATAAGAGAACTAACCTTAAACTGAGCACCTGCAATAAGTGAGGCTCCGTTAGGATCTCCTGGTTCAGGAGCGACTTCTCCGTTAAATCCAGCCTGCAAATCAAGCAAAGAACGGCCTTCGTAAGAGCCAATTTGAACCACAGAGTCAACCAAAGCAATTTTGGTTTCTCCACTTCTGAATTGCACGCATGGCACGACATGATCCAAGAGTGTCGTTGTAATTAAATCATCTGCCAATGATACCCCTGGTATTAAGAATAAGAATCCAATCAACCACTTTTTCATACAGCCTCCTATTTTGTTTCTAGCTTTTTAATTTTTTCTTTGATTTCTTCTAACATATGTAAAATTTGTTTAAATTGTTCTGTCGTAACCAAGTTCGCACCCTCTAATTTAGAGATATCTTTATTAAAAACTTCCCTAGCCTGAGCCGCTTCCTTTTCATGTGTATCTTTCCATTTCCAAATGGCTTCTAATTGTCTACCTTGTTCAGAATCTTCCCGCTCCAAATTCTCAACTTTATTTTGGAATTTAAACCACATCCCCACAAGTCCAATAACTGTGGCTAAAAGTCCAGCTCCAGATGGAATGAAATCTTCTATAGGAATACTCATACCTTTGTCTCTGTTATTTCAATCCAAATCTTTCCGTGCTTATTGGCATGATCTAATTTTTCATACAACTCGTTAAATGCTGTCCGGCTTTCTCCAATAAAATCTTGGTTAACAATAATACGTCCAACCAAAATACAGCCTTCCGTTTGGGCACTTGAATTTCCTGGATGTATTAAAATTCCACTGTAGTTCGGAACATTCATAAGTCTGGGCATAATCTTTGAAAATCGGTTGGAATACGACAAAACAACTTGATAACGACCCGCAGGGATCGCTGTCTTGCCTGACACTTTTTGGTCTCTAACACAATCTTCTAACGTATAACACTGCCTATAAACGTCGCCATCTAAAAATAATTCTCCTATTGTTGCTTTAGGATTAAACCACCTTCGACAAAGTTTTATTTCCATTAGGGATTATAAGGGTCAGTACCCAAAGCATCTGCTGCCACTTCTATATCTGTCAATCGTTGAATATAAAGCGGAGTTTGCGTAGCTACAAAATCATCTACATTTTGAGGATTAGGAAACATATTGTTTATAAATGGATTATTGGGCGATATATTGCGATTAATGGTTCCCATTAATACCTCTAAATTATTCGCCTTTTCTCTGAGAGCCGCAGCTTTCGCCGTTACATCAGCCGATATTGCCCTTAATTCCTCCAATGTCAATGCCCAAGTGGGCATATCCATTGATATCAAGATAATGACAAAAATAATTTTTTTCACGTTTCCTCCTTAAGGAATGCTTTCTATCCATCCGTAAGATCCGGCTTTTACAGTTACTGACGAAATAGTCAATTCCCCCGCCGATTGCAACTGAAGAATGCCATTAGCCGAGGGACATATAATGCCTTGGGTATCCACAACATAAGTTGTATTGATCGCCTGAACTCCCGTGCCCGTAACACTATCACCGCTACTTGTAATCCATCCTTGAAATTCACCTGCTGTTCCGTCCGCCGCTACGGGGATTCGAGCTTTCGCAGAGAATGTGCTAAATGCAGGCGTTGTAAGTCCTATCTTTATTCCTGTAACAGTTGCTGTAGACTGAAACAAAGTGACAAAATTAAAATAATAAGTACTCCCAGCCTGAACGGGAAAACTAGAATAAGAAACATCGGCCATTGTTCCATTCTGAAATAATTGATCGAAAGGTTTATTTATTTTTACTTTCCCATCTCCAGTATAAGTGAATGTCGTTCCACTCAATACATATGTTGAACTTGTCTTTTTGACAAATACGAAAGATCCATTAGGCCATGCGGTATTCTTTTCAGATTCTAAATCCACAATAAAAGGAGCTTGAGGCTGGCTGGTTACGGAAGAATAAGCCTTTGTAAAGAAAATCAGTAATCCGACTGATAGAATAATTAATAAGGCTCTATAATTAACCATGCTATATCCCTCGTATCTAAAATATTTGTCGACGTAATAGTAAAACTTGTTCCAGAAGAACGACCCGAAATGTAAACCTCACCAGCACTTCCCGATGAATTTTGGGCCGTTAAAAATATCCTTGAACTGGAGGTAACGCTTGTGTTACTCACCGTAACAGTTCCGGCAACCAATGTGGAAACTCCCATAAATTCATTACTTCCTTCCTGAACTCCTATGCCGCTTGAAAATTGTTTGTTTCCTGTAAATGTTTCATCTACTTCTATTAAACTCAATGTTCCTGTCGCAGTTGGAACTGTTATTGTTCCTATCCCTGCTCCAGGTGAACCTGGATAATTAAATGTTACCGTATCGTTACCTGTATTAAATAAAAGATCACTTGCATCTACGATTAATTGCCCACTTCCAACAGTGAGTACGTTCCCTGTCTTGTCGTAAGTCAACTCAGCATCCCCGCCAAATGATCCACCATCATTAAATTGAACCTGGGTATCCGACCCTCCTGGACTCCCCGTGCCACCATTATCTGAGTCCCAAATAATTTTACCAGTTGAAGAATTATATTTAGGGATTTGACCATTTGACGGCGTATTGGTGGTCACAACAACATTTAACAATTGTGTTCCATCATGAATAAGCATTGTTCCCATCGAAGATGAAATGCTATTGGTGTCAATAGCAATATCTCCTATTGTTACAACCGTCTGAGAGGAATACGCATTAAGACGAAATCCTTGGGAACGGATTGTAGTTGTAGATCCAGCAAAAATATCTAAAACACCTGTGGAATAAGAACCTATTTTTTCTCTACCGTCTCGTGTCGGGGTATTAAAGAAGATAGCACTTCCTTCTCCTGTCCCATCTATAGCAATCGCATAATTTGTTGTTCCGATAGTCTGAGCATCAATCCTAAGACCGTATTGGATCGTAGAAATAGCTACCCCATTCCGAATCCAAAAATGAGAATATCTATTTACCCTTCCTCCCGTGGTTCGGGCTAACAAACCTTCACTATGAAAACTAGCTACATCCGTAATCGTACCAGTTGAATCCAGCCTCGCACCACCAGTAAATGAACTTGCTTGAGATACTGTACCTGTCCCGTTATGATCCGCGACACCACGATAAACTTTGATACCACCACCATTGGCAACATTTGTCAAATTACCATTGGTAGATAAAGTGGTTCCAGCAAACCCATTATTAGCCTGAAAACTTCCACTGTGATTTCCTGTTCCATTAAAATAGGCAACAAAAACACCTGCTCGTCTTGCGCCTGACGTATTGGCGTCATCGAGACTAACACCGAGCCTATCCCCTGAACCAAAAGAAACAATTTCTGATGGAGGCGATGCGCCAAACTGACTCTGTGCTATACCACCCACGCTATCTACAAATAAAGTGGAACCAATAGTGCCTGCCCCTCCCACCGTAAGATCAACCCCAACATCAAAAGAATCATCAGTGGCAAGTCTGTCCTGAGAAGCACGATATAAATTTGTGTCGAAATTTGGATTCGCTGAAGGCAACTGATTTACCCCTTGAGTTGTACCAGACGACCAATACATGATTCCCATCGCACTAAGAGCCCACGTTTGTTGATTTGTAAATGCGCCTGTTAAAAACACATATCCATTATTGGTTGATCCATTAAGATTATTAGCGTTAATTTGTACAGCAGCATCATCAATATCTGACCTTATACCTAACATATAAGGTTGCGTTATTTGAGTAAATGGGTCATTTATTCTAAAAGAATCTCCGCTCCCTGAGAAAGCTCCTGAAATAGTGATGTAGCTGATAGTTCTCATGCCTGCGATAGCGTCAAAATAAGTCCTTGGATCTCCTGGACTTAAACCTCCCACACCAGAAACAGTAGGATCAAAAAACCGCATGGAGAAATTGCCCGCACTTGAACTACTAAAATCTATATCCAATGGAGCAATCGTATAACCAAGTTGAGTTTGAATCGGAGCGACAACCAAACGACCATAATGAGTCGTTGTTGGTAGAAGACTCGTAGCTGTATAACTATAGGTATCCGCTCGATTAAAAATATTTACACCGCCATTACCTGAAGAAGAAACGCTCATCAACACATTATTATTCGTAGATCGAATAACATTGAAATCACCCTTCACGGTTCCACTGCTGACATAAAATGTCGCTCCACTTTGCAAACTATTTCTAACTTGGATATAGTTTGTGTCACCAGGCGTAATAGAAGCAGTAAGAGTCCCGAAATAAAGATTGTTTGACCCATCCGTTAAAATAGCCTGTCCTGCTGTTCCAGAAGACGCCATCCAAACATAAGTATTCGAACTAGTTAAAACCGACGATGACTTAAAGGCGACATAATGGCTTGAATCGGAGTCTGAAAACCCTACGTCGGATTGGTTGAAAAGACGGACAGGAACGTAAGCTGTTATGGTTGAACCCCCAATACTTAATGAGGTTGTCGGGTTTCGTTGAGTCGATCCTGATCCTTGTCCTGGAGCTACAGCCTGTAGTTGAATAAAACTTTGCCCATTCCCTAAAGCAATCCCTGACCTTATGTTCAGCGTACCGCCATGAGAATTTGATAAGCCTTGGCCTGGTGCGCCAATAACATAGGCTTGTGACCCATCCCCTAACACCGTGGTGCTGCCCCACCGAATTCTATCTGTACCTATTTTGGTAAAGTCTCCTAAACTAGATTGATACGTTGCATTGGTTCCATCAAATGTAAATGTCGTGTCCGTTCCACCAGAAAAAATAGATGTGAGCCCTGTTCCATTCAACGTGACATAATTCCCTGACGCATCCGTGGTTGTCAACCCTTTGTCTGTAATGTTTCCTTGTCGAACAAAGAAAGTAGAACCTGCTTGGAGAGATCCCGTATTCTGGATGTAATACGTTGCATTGGACGCAAAATTACTTGAAGGTAAAACACCCGTCACATCGTTGGTCGTATCAGCTAAATTTATTGGTTCCGCAACAACAATAGAACTTGAATTCAACTGAAGCGGTTTATTAGGATCAAGAGTTGTAAATTTAAAATTATTGGATGTTGCTATCTGATTGTCTGAATAATTCCACTCAGGTGGTGTACCAACACTGATATTGTAAACAACATCTATATTGGTGTCAGCAGCACCATCACTCCAACTCTGATTTCCTAAATAACTTGATGGATTTAGAATAACCGAGGCTTCTCCTGAGCTGTCCGAAGCCGAAATACCTGTATTAAAATTAAGCGTGGTTGTGTTGACTACAAAAACACCATCTGATTCTACTCTGGATGAACCGCCACCTCCACCGCCAGATCCGCAAGATCCAATCGTTACAATTCCAGACCCGTTTGATTGAAAACATCCACTGGCGTCTGCTGCGGGAAGCGTCCAAGTAACATTAGAAGATATGGTTCCAGAAGCCTTAAAACCCACAAAATTTGAATTATCAGTATCATAATAAACAAAAGGTCGGGTAGCGGTAACTCCACTCGATGAATTATTAATCCTGAAAATTTCACTCGCTTGATTATTTAAAAATTGTTGTTCGCTTGTTTGAGCGCTTATAACATACATGGATTGAGGACTGCAGGTAGCACAAGAAGATAGGGAAACAGAATAGCTGGCTCCATTGCCTACTCCGAACTGAGATCTCCCAACTAAATATGAATTCTGGTTATATACTTGTAAACCAGCAGAAGGAGCTATGGCGTCAAAAACATAGATATCGTAAGAGGGACTCTGCGCATTTGGCTCCATAACAAATTTTCCTCGATTTACTAAGCCAGTCCCCAAATCAGGTCTATCTATCGTTAAAGAATCTCCAAAAACATTAATACCACGTCCCGTTTTAAGCGCATAATTAGTTGTGGCACCTGTAATATCTCCGAGTCTTAACCCATACGCATTTCCTACTGACCCTCCTGTAATAAGAGAATTGGTAGCCTCAAACATAGAGTAATGCTCTACTCTTCCTGAACTGGCCCATAAAGGATTGGAATAAAACCCTATAATGTTCGTTAATGTACTTGTATAAACAGCGCCAAAAGATCGACTGGAAGGAGAGGCTATCATCCCATATAAAGAAGTGGCTGTATTTGTTCCATAAATAATAGGAGAACCGGCAAATGACCATGCACTTCGTCCTGTTGAAATAGAAGGATCAAATAAAGAACTGTCTTGGAAAGCAAAAAAGTTAGCGATTGAGTTATTATTTGTCTTGTATTCGCCTTCAAGATATATACCATCAGTATAATAACCATCCATGCGTATCCCAAAAGAAGTCAAGGAAAGCGGGGAATGAATAGTGATAGCCTGGGAGTTCCCAAAACTATCTGTTGCGGCACTCACAATAAATCTTTGACTAATTGTTCCACTGGACACATAAAATTGTGATGGGTTGGTCTGTTGCGTGTTTGTGTTCCAAATGAAATTTCCAGCTCCTGTAGTATTTGTATCGATTGAAATAGAACCACTTACAGTGGGGGCTGAAGAGGTAATAACTCCATTATTATTCATTAAAAACTGACCTAAACCGCCTGTACCCGCTGTCCATGTATAAGTAGTACCGTTCACGGTCATAGAAGATGATGTGTTTTGAAGCCAATCTGTCCTAAACGCAGAATGGGCCAAGGAGGGAATAAAAAATAACGCAAATAATAACTTTCTCATGGTATAAAAGACCCTTTCTCTTTCCAGCTTCCGCTTTCAAGATGTTCAACTAAAAGGGGCGCATTCGCATCGGCAAATGAAAATCTCCAACTGCCGTCTGTATCAGCATCTCCAACGTAAAGAGGATTGCTACCACTTGTGACCCCATTCAAAGGATAGCCTCCAAACTGATACCAAGGTTCGGAGTTAAGAGCGTTCCAAACATCCTCAAATCGTAGTTTTTCTTTTTTCTCATATTGACTTAACTTTTCATCAAAAATAGTTGATAGCCTTTTATTTTCATCATTCGTTTTCTTTATCTCATTTTTTAAGTCGGATTCTTTCTTGGTCATGTCTCTAGATAAGCGAGTGATAATTTCATTGATCTTAAGTTTGTTCCATTCTTTTTTCACTGCCTCCTTAATCATCTCCGCTATCTCTTCCGAAAAAATGACCTTATCTTCAGTTGGTATCTCCAACTCATCAAACTGGTCTATAACAAGTTCGTCAAAGATATCTTTCATTTAGAAACAACCTCATAGCCATCTTTTTTGGCTCTCTCTCTGGCTAATTGACGCGCTTTCTTTTCATCCTTTGTTTCCTTGAAAGCTTCCAGTAAATATTCTTTAGCTTTGTCTCGATCTAGATTTTTAAACATTTTCGCTACTTTTACAGCAGACGGAGTGGCAGCAGAAACAGGAGGAACTACTTCAGCCACTTTACTCGTAATAGCTCCAGCTACATTTTTAGCATAGGGAAGATTAAAAGCTTTAAGTGCTCCGACCTTTGGATTAATAGCAAATGTTAACCACGGCAAGGATAAATCCTCCCCTTTAGCTGCGTATTGAGTAGCCATTTTTTCCATCTCGGACATTAATTGAGGAGACTTTTTCTTTAGCAAATCACTAGCAATATCTTTAAATTTAGCGTAATCATCAGCGAAAGTACCCCCTTTGGCTTGCATTTTTCCTAATGCTTCACGATAAGCCAAAAGATGAGTTGGTTCAGCTTCTTGAGTGCGTTGCAATGCTACAATGGCTTCATCTGCCAATTTCCTAGTTCCAGCATCAGACCCTAACATCTTACGAAGACGATTCGCTTCAGAAGCACTTTCACCCAACCGAGTTAATTGTTTAGCCTCGCTATAAGATTTAGCTACTTCTTCAAATTTTCCAGGAATGGCGCTCGAAGGAGACTTTAATCCAGCCGTAAAAGGACCTGTTGCCTTAACACCCGCAAGGCTTGCCGTCGGAGTTAATAGTTCCAGACCTGTACCAGCAGCCCGACCTATAGTAGAAAGAAGTTTTTCTTTTTCATTTAAAGGCGAACCAGCTTCTATTGCTATCAACCTTTTGGCTGCTTTTTGAACCTGAGATGGATCCTTTTTAATATTTTCTAACGATGAAATTAAATGAGATGGATTCCCAATTCCAGGCAAGCTATTAATAAATGCACTAGTTGCTCCCGGTGCAGTGGCTGAAGCTGTGCTTAACATCCTTAATACATTAGAAGGAGCCGCCTGTTTAATTAACTGAGTTGGATCCGTCCTCTTAGCTAATTCTATGAGGCCGATAGGTTTAGCATTGGATTTAACAGAAGTCTTAAAAGCATTTCGTATCTCATCGTCACTAAAACCAGCATCTATCATTTCAGAAATAATTTCTTCTCTTGAACGAGCCATGATTATTTTCCCCCACCAAATTCTTGCGCCTCTTTTAATAATCTAGCCTTACGTTGATCCTTGCTTTCACCCATCGTTTTTAAGGGAGAATCAATTTTTCTAAAACTAAATGGCTCTATATTTCTACCTAAAAGTTCCATTCTTCCAATAAAATCGTTTGGATTATCATTTAAGGCAGCTAGATAAGAAACAGCGGCATTTTCCAATTCTTGCTCATTGGCAGTTGCGCCTGTCTTAAGATATATTTCATTAGAAATAGCTTCTCTTACATTTATGTAAAGTTTTTTTGCTTCGGGAGAAGCCAACTGAGAATAAACTCTTCCGGGACTTAAACGGATTGCTTTCAATTCAGTCAATACAGAAGGAGACGAATTAATAATATTTTTAACGTCCTTGATTGACTTCTTAGCACCTTCTACTAAAGCAATTCTTCTTTGTTCTTCTGTCCCCACATTTCTAGGAAGACTTGTTCCTGTATACGATTTTTGTCCCGGAGTACTTGTAAGTCCCGTATTTGGGTCAAAAGAAATAGGTTGGCCTTCCGGCGTCATTCCTGCAAACTGAAGACCTTTCGGAGGAGCTTGTTTAGGTCCCAATAATTCCTGATAAGAAACTTCTCCGTCCTTTTCATTATAAAAAGGTTGATATGTTTTCCCATCCTTCTGAATTGTTCCTGACAATGGTTTTGGTTTCCCTTCTAAACTCTGTTTCATTCCGAGCTGCGTTAATGTGGAAGCTGTAGCAATGTCGAGTCCTTCAAATGCACCAGCTTGCTGTCCAGCCAAAGATTCTAACTTAGCCAATTGCTCCCCCTGTCTTCTTAATTCAGCTCGTTTTAGAATAGCGTTCCCTAATACGTTTCCAGTCGTTTCAATACCTTGAGCTAATGGATTCTGACCTTCAATCGCTAAAATTTGTTCTAACGGAATACGTCTCTGAGGAGCTTCTATGGACCTTACATTGAATCTACTTCGAGGAAGTTGTAGTGCCATTAGACGAATACCCCCTCTTTCAATTCTTGGTTAAGAGCATTTAAAGATTCATCCATCGTGAGCGATTCATATTGGTCAGTTTCATGCTCGTCTGCCAGTTCAATTCCGTGTACCCATACCCTATGCTCGGAGGTCACAATAGACCATACTACGCCTTCTCCTTCTTGTTTTGCGGCATGAGGAGAATCTTTAATCCTCAACCACTTTCCATTTTCTTTTACCGCATGACTTCCGGTAATATAAAACCCTTTGTAAAGATAAATATCATCAGATTCGGCTTGACGAATACTTTCAACTTTTCCACCTTGAGTTTTTGCGCCTAATGACAAAGAAAAGATAGGTCTTACGCTCCCATCCTCCATTGAAATCATTGTGTTACCTTCAAAACAAAAAGCTTTTTTAAAGGAACTTCCTATATTAGAAACAGTTTTTGAAATAGTCTTGCCAGGGTTACTAACAAACTCTTTGGCCTTATTAATTTGATAACCAATAGGATTAGAAATAATACCTCCTAATGTCCCTGCTTTCTTCTTCCCGGCGCGACTTAAAAGAGAAGCGCCTAATCCTGCGGCTCCTATCGCTAAACCACCTCCCAATCCGATACCTCCCGTCCCTGTAGCTTGTCCTACCTGTCCCAAATTAGGAAAAAAAGAACTGGCCGCATTCCCTGCCGTCGGATTTACTATCCCAGTAAGCGTTCCAGGAACTGCACCATTTAAGATGCCAGCCGTAGAAGGAGTAACTGTATTAGTTCCTCCACCAAAAAGCTTAGACCCCAGATAAATACTTCCCAAATTTCCTCCTACGCCTAGAAAACTCCTTGTCAACTCTGCGTCCCTTTGCTTTTTCGCTAAATCTCTAGCTAGAGATTCTTCTCGTGACGCATTTTCTGAATTGAGATTGGCTTGAAGCTGTCCTCTCCTTAAATCCAAGGCCGCGTCCAAAGCATCTTGATCCGCTTGTCCTTCTGCTGAGGTAGCCGCAGAATCTAATTCGTTTATATCCCTGAGTCTTTGGCTCGCCAATGCGTCTTCATAGGAACGAGAAGAGGCGTCAAAATCTTGCAAACTTAGCTGATTATCTAATTCCAACTCTTTTAAAGCTTGAGCCTGTGCCTGAGCTACAGCCGTCGGCGACGTAAAAACTCCACGAGCGTTTAAATCCTCTAAAATATAGGGATTGTTTAAAGCAAACGTCTTTCTTGCATTTTCAGATAAAGAAGTAGCCAAAGAGGACCTTCTTTGAGCTGTCGTACCACGATAAGATTCCAATGACTTGTCATATTCAGATTGAATCTGTTGTTTTAATCGAGCTATTTGGTCACGATACTTTTGACCTTGTAACCTACGCTTATACTCTTCATATCCAGCCAAATCAGAAAATGTGTAATTTTCTGGTAGCTGACTATAATCAAAAGGAAGTGCCGATAATCCATTTGCCATTTTATTTCACCTCATTGTTAGTTTGTTCTGATACCTTAGCGGTATTTTTTTCTTGCTGAGCCAATTCCTGAACCATCCATTTCGCCAAAATCTGAGCCCCTTGTTTTAATCCCTCAGCGTACCCTTCCATCCTCAAAAGTTGCTCTTTAATCGAATCAATATTAACCATAATTCTCCTTATTGCAAATTAAACGGTTTCTTAACTTTTACGGCCCAATTTCCATTTCCTAAATCAACCGCTGTCGTTGAACTATTATGTAAAACAACCACAGCCGTTCCGTTAGCATTAACATATCCACTGCTTGTCATTCCTCTCAAACTGTACGGTGGAAAAACATCCACATGATCGTTCACGGACGATCCTGTCACCGTAAAACTAGGGCTGACCGTTCCTGTATTCGTAGACACACTGGGAGGATCCCACGCCATAAATACTTGTTTGTCCAAGTCTATTTGAGTGGGATCGCTCATTCTCTGCATAATGGCAGAATGACTTGAAAACTCTACTCCATCATCAAAATAATAATTGTCCGTAAGTTTTATAGGCACTGTCGAGATAATAAAATTATTAATCATGTCAATAAATACATTGGATTCCACTCTCATATTGCGAGTGGCTGTACTAGAAACTGAAATAAAATTATTTGAAAGAACCGTTGAGCCTTCCGCTCCATTAAAATAATTTCCTCTCACTATGGAATTAACAGTTCCTACAAATTGAGATACCGCTCCCACTGTGCCGGAACTGTTTTCTGCTTCAAAATAGTTGCCTTCCAAAAGTAGATTGTTCGTAGAAGAAAAAGAGAGTAAATAGCCATTAGAAGTAAGAGTGTTATTGCTATCGCCATCTGATTCAAATGTGTTTTTTGAAACATTGATCTTTGTGCCTCCTCCGATAGAAATACTAACGTCATTTTGAGCAAACCGATTGTCTTCAATAACAACATCGTTGCTACCTTCAATAAGAATAGACTTCCCAAGACCTGTGCTACTCGTGTCCCGTGTTCTCAAAAAACGACAATTCTTTATTCGAATATAATGAACGCCCGTAGCCAAATTAATACCATGCAGATTAAAGTCGGTAATAAAAACGTCATACCAATTCAAGGCGGTGGCTCCTGCCGAAACCACAAAGGCTCTCATCCCCGCCGTCGTAGAAGTATTTTGAACCGTAAAATTTTGGAACGTAACATTGTCCACAGAACCATCCACAAGAAACATTCTTCTGTCTGACCCAAGCGGATTAAATTTAAGAATTGATTCACTGCTTTCTCCAGCAATAACAATACGGTTTTTATTAACATTAACCTGCTGCTTAAAAGTGTACTCGCCTTTAGGTATAAATATCATTCCTCCTACATCAACCGCGTCAATGGCAGCTTGAAGGTTTGCCGTGTTATCACTATTCGTTGTTGCCATGCTATAAGGAGGATCTTTAGCATTGATATAAAGATTAAATCTCTGTTTATAACCATTCGCCAACCAAGTAAATGTGGATGAACTAAAATTCCTAACGGTTCCACTACTGACATGGAACCCTGTTGTGCCAGATTGTAGACTTCCGTCTCCCATAGTCACGGCTGTTTTTGTAACAGCGTATGCCGAATTAGCCATAAAAAATAAAATAAATAGTAATTTCTTCATGTAATTTGAGTGGATGTCACATTACCATCGTTATCCACACCTATCTCCCATGTGTGCAATCCATCAGGAGTTGTGACAATGATCGAACTAAGGCTTGGACTCGAAGACCATGACAAAACTCCCGCTGTTGTTGAAGTAAGAACAGATCCGCTAATACTAGGTCCAGAAACAGGAAGAGTATAAGTAATGGCTGCGGTCGCGTTACCAGATTGAAACCCCGTTGAGAAAGGGGACGATGTATGAAAAAAGAATACCTGACCTGTCTGATCCAATGCAGATCCAAAATTAACAGACTGAGAGAAATAAGAAGGCCCTAAAGACCGTAATAGATCCGTTTTAGCGTCTGCCATTAGTTAGGTATCCTCAAAACCTTAAAACCAGACCCGCCTGAATCAGCAGCTCCCACCGTGACTCTTTCCATCTGGTTGTTATCCACATCAAAAACAAGGAATCGTGTCTGACCCGATGAAGAAGAATTATCAAATCTAGCCGCTTCTAAACCTCCGGCAGCAAATCCCAGAGTATCCGAAAGAGGTCTCCACATACCCGTATTATCGTCGGATATAAAACATAAGCCAGGTGTATTTGCTACTCCATCTCTAAAATAACTTGAAGTAGAATCAATTCTTAAAGACAAGACACCCCCTGCTGAAGCTCCAATAGAGTCCGCGGAAGGTCGGTAAAATCCAGTATTGGAATCCGCTATGAAGGTCATGCCAGGTGTTCCTACGAGACCGTCCCGATGATAAGCAGAGGATGTATCAATAATAAAAGATTGGGTCCCGCCACACGAAACAGAAATGATATCAGCCGCAGAAAAATAAAGACCTGTGTTGGAATCACCAATAGCTGAGATCGAAGGAGTCCCTACACTTCCTGAGCTGAACTGAACTTGGGAACCTGTGGATGGTATCTGTAAAGAAACACTGGTGGTAAGAGAGGTTGTTCCAAACTTTAACAACTTACTATCGGAATCATCCACACCAATAACATGAAATTGAGTTCCATCAAATTTAAATGTGAGAATATCGTCCCCGTCGCTGGCCGTATTATTCAGGCTGAGTTCCGTGGTTGACGCGCTGGAAGTAATATCCACAGGATTAGAACCAGAAGAAGACACTTTCATAAAAGACCATGTGTCTGTTCCGTTATACCTGTTATTAAGCCATGTCTCGATCTCCGAGTAAGCTGTATTCCAAAATTGCTGAATAATGGTATCTCCATTATTCACTGTAATACTAATATCTAGCTCTGCCATTTTTTGACCCCTCTTTGCTTAAGATTGCTTTGAAAACTCTTTCCCGACCATCGTGTAGCTATTTATTTTCATCCTCGAATCCGTGTTCCTAAACATATGCTGGAACACTTCACCATTTCCAATCGGATCTAATCTCTTTATAAAATCGCTCTGCCCTCCCACAATGCCTGTTCCTACCGTCGATTGTCCTACAATAGCCCCATTTGTTCTCTGATCCAAGATGGATGTTTTTTGATTCCCATTAAAATTGTATCCCCATGAATACTGAATAGTGCCTGAAATCTGAGTAACATACGATAAATAAAGTTCTTGGACGGATTTGTTCTTTTCATAAGAACCAAACTTCATCCAGCCTGTACCCCAATAAGAATTGATGTTTGTTGAACTCTCGGAGGCATCGGTGGTGGCTGAAGAGACATCTTGTTTATAAATAAAACCAGAGTAATTTCCTGTGTAAGGAGTTCCAGATTGAATTGTTGTTATAACATTCATCTTAAATCCGGTTTTGTGCCTCAGCCAGCATTTGTTTTTTATATCCCAAATAATAGCGGTATCGTGTGTAAGTCCGGAAGAGGTGGACGTCATCAGCCAAATAATATGGTCATAATCTTCCCCGTACACTCTTCTCCCTTGAATATATTCATATCGAGATGGATTCATGTCAGACCATAAATCGTCCACATAAGAAAGCTGTGGAAGAGTGGATTCATCTAT